AGTTACTACGTCCCACAATCCTTTTCAGTGTCATGCGGAACTTTGTACAGTGGCGCTGGCAACAACTCCATTGAATGCACAGTCAATGTCAATGACAAGACAGCCAATGCTGGTGAAATTGCAGTCATATCATCTGCAATCAGAGAAGCCATTCAAAGATATGGGCAACCAGTGGAGTATTACATCAACCAATACAATACACTGTCTGCCAACAACTTGTATGGTGAAGATCCTACCAAATCTTACTATCCACCAGTTCAAATCATCATGTACATTCAGTTGACTGAAAATTCAGCCACCTTGCGCAGGTTTGGATTTGATCCTGATGACGAAATTACAGCATATGTGCACATCAGTGCATATGCTGCAACATTCAATGCACTATCCAGTGTATATCAAGACAACAATCAAGCTATTCAACCCAAATCAGGTGATGTATTTCAGCTCAAACAGTATGGCAGCACTCGTCCAGGCAACAGAGAAGGCAAGTTCTTTGAAGTGACAACCATTGATGACCAAGACATTGCTGAAATGAACTACTTGGGTGCTCACTACATGTGGAGATTGCGTGCTCGTAGATTGGATTACAGCTTTGAACCAGGATTACCACTCATCAGAGGCAATGATCAAGTGTTTGACAATGCTCGTTCTGGTGTAATTACTCAAGAAACAATTAACAATGCATTGACTCTCAATGACTCTGCAACAGAGGTTGGATTAAATGATTCTGCATCATTCTTGTCATTGTTCAGTCAGTTGTCTACAACATATCCTACCAAGGCATATGAACAAGACATCAATGTAACCAGTGAACAAATGGTTTTTGATCAACGCATCAACAACACTGACATTTATGGATTGTACGGGTAATTGAGATCATCAAAGTCTTGTTTATAAAAATTATATACCATTTGCATGAGTTCAGGCGTATAATATTCTTGCCAATGCTTGCGATTGTCAGATTGTCTCAGATGCACTGGTTCAATACCAAGCCAGTCAAAGACCTTTGCAATTTCTTCAAATCTAAACACCATAAATTTTTTGCTTGGCTTGAACGACTTGATAAATTCCATTTGTGGTGTAAAATGGTTATCAAATAAAATATGCCGCGCCATATTTGGTAAATAGAAACATTGTTTTACAAATTGAGTAAAGTTTAAATCTTGATACTGAGTAAAGTGTGGATTAACAGTTTGTTTTATATAACAATATTCACTCACCAACCTGTCAAATGGATTGCGAACAATGGCAAATTTTTTATATTTGTTGAATACAGTATCTCCTAGCACTGTTTTGAGCTGCAAAGCAGTCAAATGTTGAGGTGTAGTGTATTTTACTTTGTTACGTTCTGCAACGCTGAAATTTTCCAATATTTTTGGCATGCATACACCACATCTCTGATAACAAAACAGCTTTTCAGTTGTTTGCATTTCAAGAGCATTCTCAATAGAAGTACCACCTGTTTTCGGAATGTGAATAAAGATAAGCTCTTTACTGTGTGATATAGGCATTGATGTAGTTGTCTATAAAGTCAAGCTTTGTATCACTTTGCAATGAAGAACCTGCAAAATGAATCATACATGCATCATCATTATGGAGTTTTTTATTTTTTTCTGCAGTTGCAATGGTGCAAACGAAAATATGCTGCTGCATGACGTCGGCAATGGTAAGCAAATTACGGCAGAAATATTCTACCATGTATGACTGTTCAAAAAAGAAATAACCAGGCCAATTTTCCATAAACCAGTTAACATTTTTGAAATGCTCTTGCATCTTATATGAGTTTATCATCAAAAATTGACCAGCGTTGAACGGCATCTGATTATGAAGTTTCAATGTTTCAAGATGTTCATTTGCAATTGGTGAAATGCTGTGATATATATTTTTGTGAGCAATCATCTTATCTTTACCAACTTTACTTGCATTGTAACATGTATAAAGTTTATTAGATTGTGTTGCTAAGTCAAACAGATAGCTTACATCTTTTATTGCTATGATATCACAATCCAAAAATAAAATTTTATTGTAATCATTTATTCCTTGCCATTGAAAAACTTTGCATTTGTTCTTGGAAGCTTCAATGCCATCAGCAGGCTTATTAACAATCATATAGTGTACATTGAATGGTAATACATAATCAGAAATTTCTAACTCAGATTTTATTTCAGCAGTGCAAATGAATAAAATATCAAAATTTATATTTGTTGTTGTTTTGATGATAGCTTCAAGAGACAATTTTAATAGTTTGAGATAACCAGCACCGTGCACTGAAAAATAAATTAAATTTTTAGTTCCATGTTGTGTATCTACAATGCTATGTTCTGTATCTTGATACATGGCTTGTAAAACATCCAAAACCATACCACAATCTTCAGGAGTATATTTATAAGGCGAATTGGTATTGATACTAACTAAATTGTTTGTAGCAACACTACCCATTGTTTGATATTTGGTTCTTTCAAATGTTGCAGTTTCACCATTTTTGTATACAACAGATACAGAGTAAGAAGAACATTTATTATATAATTCTTCTGGTAAACACAAGTGATGTGGTCTTAACTGCAATGGTGTAATTGGTATAGATAACGTTATACCATCTTGCATGCATACATTTATAGTTGCACTCTCAACATCGTCAATCTCAACAGGTATTGGTGTTAATTTAATCATAAAATATTAAGGATATACTGGTGGTTGATATACCCATGTACCAGATACATGTGCAACCCATCTCGTTTGATTGTCACCAAAAGAGCCGCCTACCACAGTAAATACGTGTGCAGGTGTAGTGTTTGTATTTATTGCAAATGTAATTGTACCTGCAGCTGTTCCGTCTGTACCTATTGTTGTATTTACCAACAATTCTTCATTGTAGCTATTGGCTGCTAATTTTCTAACAACCAATTTCGTTAATGAGTGTGAACAGTTACCTGAATCATCAAATCCAATGACTTGTATTGTTAATATTGCGGCCATGTCTTGACCAGGTACAAATAGTGATGGTATAGATGAATTGCTAGTTGTGTAATTTACATGGTTGGGTGATAATACAACTTGGTTGCCATTTAAAGCAGTGCCGTACAACACATATTGAAAGTGTTGACCATCACCATTTGTAGTAAAATAATGACTAGCATATGAATACTGACCGTGCAAACGTGTACGTGCACCATAACCACCTGGAATTGTGGAGTAAGGACCTGCAGCAATATTGGCATAACCGCCACCTATTGAAGCGAAGCCATCATTTGCAGTATTAGCATACCCACCAGCAATTGTTGCATACTGACTATTTACAGTATTAACAAAACCACCTCCTACTGCAGCGCCGGTATTGAATGCATTATTTTGAAATCCTCCAGCTACAGTTGTGTAAAATGCACTTGCTGCATTTAGATATCCACCACCTATTGAAGCGTATTGACCATTTGCAGTGTTTTGATACCCACCTGCTATTGTGGAATATTGACTACTTGAAGTATTACCTCCACCACCTCCTACTGTACTATATTCATTTGATACTGTATTAGCTGCACCACCACCTATTGTACTATAATTACCAGATGCAACTTGAGTTGCAATATTTCTTATTTTTTGCCAGTCTGTTGCATATAGACCTCTCTTGTTGCCACCTGATACACCACTGTTTGGAATCTGTGCCAAGGTTGCACCAGTGCCTTTTGATACGATTGCAAAATCAGCATCATTTAATGGTGATATAATTGATAACGCATGTACACTAGTTGTGTTGTTGGGTGAAACTGTGGATGATAACTGCCTAAAAATGGTGAAACCATTGTTCCACACTGCAGAATTAGCACTGACTGTGGAATATGTACTCCGCCAGTTGGCACTTTGTGAGCTTACAGTAGTATATGTACTCTGCCAGTTGCCAGTCAATGCTCTGACGCCTGTATCAATACCAGCGCCGCCAGATGCTGCACTCAATGCTGATAAACTAATGGTATTGCCATTGGAAATGGACAGTTGAGCATTGCTAGCATTGAAAGATAATGTTTGTGTCCAGTTGGCAGAGTTGGTTTGAACTGTAGAATAAACACCCAAACTCTTGTTCATTGCTGCAGTTGTAACTCTGCCAAATCCATCAGCGCCAGACAATCCATTGTTCAAGGACACCAAAAATTGGTCTGTATTACCAACACTAGTTAAAGATTGCAATGCTGCAAAGTTTGTAAAAGACATATGCATTTATTTATGCAATGGGCAGTTGAAAAACATTATTCATCAGCTATATTGCATCAATGCAACCAGAGATTACATTTGATGCTGAAAAGCACAAATACTACAACAAGTTTGGAACAGAGTACATCAGCACGACTACTCTGCTCAATGAATATGTCAAACCCTTTGATACAGACAAGCATGCTGCACGCATTGCAGAAAAAAATGATACAACTCCTGAAGCCATCAAAAATATGTGGCAAGACATCACCAAACAAGCATGTGACAAAGGCACTGATATTCATGGCGTCATGGAACAGTACATCAAAGATGGTACACATGCATCACATCATTTCAGCATGGTCAACAGCTTCAACAAAGCTGCAGAGTTCTTCAAACACTCCAAAATAAGCAGTGAAAAGCTGTTGTACAATCATGATGCAAGAATTGCAGGTACAACAGATGTGTGCTTGGAAGGTGCAGATGAATTTGCATTGATGGATTTCAAAACCAACAAGAAATTCACATATACCAGCAGTTTCAAAGAATTTTTGTTGCCACCACTGGATTTCTTGCATCACAGCAAGTATAATATATACACACTGCAGTTGAGCATATATGCATACATGTATGAACAACTCAGCAACAAAAAATGCGCCGGACTCAAAATTTTATATCTCAAAACCAATGCAGCCAACAGTAAATACTGGCAAGAAATTCCTGCTGTCTACATGCGAGACACAGTTGAAAAGATTTTTACTCTCAGAAAACAACAAATACTAACACACAATGACTGAAATGAAAACTCAATTCAGATATGAGGCTGATATGCCTGATTTCTGGAGACTTGTTGACAGCATCAACTGGACCAAGCGAGACAGTGCCACCATAGTCAAGGATGACTTGATGAAGCAATTGTCGCCAACTGCAGCACAAAAATACCACAGAATACTTTATGACTTGGCACAACACTTGTGTCATAAATTCATAGAGTACGCTATTGACAACAAGGAATCATACAATGCAGCTGATGCTTACTTTGCAGCATGCAACGTTGTAGGAGGTGGCAAGAGCAACTACTATGAATTTGATAAAGAAATCAAATATCTAGCCAGTGAAATTGAAAATCTCAACATGGATTGCTGCTTTGCGCACGCCATCCCAACTGACGACGACTACTTTTACGCAAACTGATTGAACATCATTGTTTTCTGAACAAAAAAAAAGGCGCTCTTAAGAGCGCCTTTTTTATTTCATTGTTAGTTGTTGTTAAGCAAACAAGTCTTCACCTGGTCTGTTGGTCTTGTTGCCTGGAGCTTTCATGTCTTGACCTGGCTTGCCCTTTTTGAGACCGCCACCTACACCAGCGTGACCATAGTCGCCATCATTGCCGACTTTGTCTGTTGCACCTGTAGCAGATGCTTTGCCGCCGCGTGGTTGCAATTTAGCACCAACTTTGATGTTGCCTTTGCTGGTTGCAGCTCTTACTGCTGGCTCAGGATTCATTTCCTTGATGTCAATGCCTTCAAAAGCAAAGAGCTCTTCGTCTTCATCTTCAGGAATTTCTTCCTCAGAATCCATGTCAAAGTCTTCATCTTCTCCACCCAAGTCTTCATCTTCAATTTCCAAATCAACATCGCCACCACCCATGGCTGCCATGAGAATGTCGTGTAGTTTTTCGGCTACATCACGTGGAATGGAAATGGTAACTTCGTCACCTCCCATGTCATCATCCATGCCGCCCATGTCATCACCAAGTTCAAGTGTGTCTTGGGGTCCCATGTCTCCACCCATTGGGGAAGCTGGGTCATTCATTACGTCTTCAAACAGTTTATCAAAAAGAGATTTGTTGCTCATACGGTTATTTAGGAAGCCTGCATCTGTTTTTTCAGCGTAGGTTAGATTTTTTTCTGCTGTTGCAGGCTTTTTTGCATCTTGAGGTCCACCTTTGATGAGTTTGTTGGTTCCAAACTGTCTGAGTTTGATGGCTTTGCCAGATTTGAAGTTTTTAAATTTTTTGTTCATTTCAGATATTTATAGTGTTGCATGTAAATAATACAATGCACAATCAAACAACTTTTAATAGTTGACAAGCAACAAAGGAAATAATATGCCCAGACTCACAACATATAGACTCAATGAAATTCTTGATGTAGGTGCACGCAATATACTAACAATATCAAGATTTGAAACTGCAACTGCTCATAGAATTTTAGAAGATGTGCAAATATTGGTTGATAGATTTCAGATGTATGTGTTTAATACCAAACCAATGTCCAGACAATACAAAGTTGTTAATAAATAAATTGATATGAGACCTTTTTCACGAAAAATATTGATGTGTGCACACTATGCTAGTCATGCTGCCAAGACTTTCAAGTTCATGGCAGAGTTACAACTGAATGCCAATTCTCCACTGAGCACATGGACTTATGATACCAACCAAATTGTAAAGTACATCTTGAAAGCAATCAAAAGAAAATAATATGCAGTCACATCTCAACAAAGCCCGTACAGACAAGTTTACGCTGGTCATCAACATTCCTGATGCACTCAAAAACATCAACAGCAAATATGCACGCAGCAACAAGACCGTGCAATTGGATAGTTTGCAGTTTTCCATTTTTGGTGCTGTGGTGCCTGATACACAGGTACCAGCCATTGAAACCAAATGGGCTGGCAGCAACATCTACATCTCTTCTCATGCCAGACCACCTTATCCACCCAGCACAGTAAATTTTACTGTAGACAATGAATTCAACAACTACTGGATTTTGTATCAATGGCTGAATCTCATGAGAGATGATAGAGAAGGAGCATTTGGCGGCATCACTGATGCTCGTGATTTGATTTCACAAAAAGACATCATCAGTGTTGGCAAATACAGCACTACCTTTAATGTTTTTGGTAAAGATGAATTTAACAATGATGTAATAAAATTTGAGTACTTCAATGCATTTCCTGTGCAATTGGGTGGTATCAATTACAATTATCAAGGCTCTGATCTCATCAATTGCTCATTTCAATTTGTTTATTCCAATATAAATGTGACGCTGCTTTAAATCTGCAGTTTGCATTCCATAAATAAATGCATGGCACGTATTATTAACTCTCCAGGTGTTCAAATCACCGAAATTGACGAAGCAGGACGCAGAGCAGATGTCTTTGGAACAGACATCTTTGTAGCAGGTTTTGCACCCAAAGGTCCCATTGATGAAATCATTTCTCCATCAACAATTGGTGAATTTGAACAAATTTATGGTACACCAACCAATGCAGCAGAACGCTACTTCTTTTACAGCGTAGCGCCATTGTTCAACACAGGCGCAAACTTGTTGCTGTCTCGTCTTCCATATGGTTCTGAAAGAGGTCAAGGCTTTGGCTCACAATTCAGCGCACTGGTTTATCCAGTTGTTGGTCTGACTGAAGTTGCAACTAATTCTAGTTTCAGAGCTTCATTATCTGCTTTCGCTTTATCTGCTTCAGCTCCTGCATTGTCAGCACAAGTTGCAACAAGACTTTCAGAGGCTACTTCTTACACATTTGGTCAACCAACACACTTCAGCTTGACACAACAGCAATATGATCAGTGCATCAAAGGAGAAGCTTTTACATGGGCTAATTTTAGTTCTTCAAATTTAACTTCTGCAGGTACAGTATCAAGTTACAATGCAGTAACTACATCTTTCAACAGCTTATCATCCATTGGCAATGCTGGCATGGTTGTATTCAACAAAGCACAAACAACCATCAACGACAAGTATGAAGGTTATTATGTAGCAGTCATTGACAACACCAGTGTTAACCCTGCAACTGATTACAACAGTGTTCTCAATGCATTTACCATTACCAGCAGTGGAACAAGTGGCAGAACAACCTTTGCTGCACAAATTCCAAAACAACGTCTCAACTTCTCATTGTCTGGTATAACAGGCACAGCGGGTTCTGTGTCGGAAGTCATGGAAAACCTTGAGTCATTTAATCTCAATAACCCTGTATACAATGATACACTGTCATTGGGTATTTTCAAACTGCGTCAAAGCATTTTTGCACCTGATACCATTGTTCTTGATTATGTCCTGGAAGAAAGACTAGTAGGCAGTTTGGATTTCCACAGCTTGATCAATGATCCAAATGGTGGACCTTCAAGATCATTCTTCCTTGAAACACGTGCCAGTGATTCTCGCAATGTTACAGTCATGGTCAATGACTTTATCTCCAACAGAAACAGTTTGACATGGCTCGGCAGTGCAGGACTTCCAACGAAATCTGCCCGTGTTGCAAGCAATCAATTAGAGTCACAAACTAACATTGACTTCAACTCTTCACAACTGAACTCAACTACACTTTCAGCTACATATATCACACAACTTGCTTCACAACTTGCTACATATGCATCTGTGTCTGCAACCATTGGTTACCCTGTAGATGGCATTTCAGTTGCAAGCGTTACCAAAGCAGATAACCTTTATGCATTGGGTACATATGCAACATTGCTGCCAGCTGACAAACAAATTGGCAGCGTACCACTGAAACTTGAAAGAGTTTTGCAATTGTTAGAAAATGATGAAGTGTATGACCTGGACTTGACAGTTGAAGCTGGTTTAGGAACAATTCATGCAATCAGCAAAATTTTATCAGCCAGTGGTACTTATGATGACTTGTCAAATTCAGCAAGCTTATCAGCAGCAATTGCTAGCATGTGCACAACTGGTGCATATCAAGTTCCAAGTGATACTAATCTTGATTTGCGTGGCAATTATACTACAGTCTTCAATATATTTGATAACTTTGCTTCAAACGTTCGCAGAGACCATATGTTCATCTCTGACCCAATTCGCCAATTGTTGGTGCTGGGCAGAAACAGCAAAATCTTGCCACAAGCTGACAAGAACTGGTCTCAACATGTATTCTCTCCACTGCGCCACCAATTTGAATTGACCAACACCAGTTATGCTGCAATGTATGCCAACTGGGTGAGAGTCAATGACCGTTACAGCAATGAAAACGTCTGGATGCCAAGCTCTGGCTTTGTAGCATCAGAATATGCTAAGACTGATAGAGATCGCAATGTATGGTGGGCACCTGCTGGCTTTACACGTGGTGTATTGAGTGTTGATGACATTGTCTTGACACCAAATCAAAAACAACGTGACGACCTGTACAAGTTCAATCTCAACCCTGTAACATTCTTTGCACGTGATGGCATTGTCATCTTTGGTCAGAAGACCTTGCAAAAAGCACCAGGTGTATTTGATCGCGTCAATGTACGCCGCTTGTTCTTGCTGTTGGAAAAACAAACCAAGGCTGTTGCAAAATATTATGTGTTTGAACCCAACACATTGTACACTCGCACACGCTTGGTAGATGACTTGCGCCCTTACTTTGAGCAAGCTAAAAATGATCAAGGGTTGTATGATTACCTCATTGTTTGTGATGAGCGTAACAATACACCTGATGTCATTGATGCCAATGAATTGGTAGTTGATATTTACATCAAGCCAGTTCGTGTTGCAGAATTCATCTTGGTCAACTTCAGAGCAACCAGAACATCAACCAACTTTGCTGAGTTGGTAAGATAAAAAGACAACAAATTGAATTAAATAGCGGGGCAACCCGCTATTTTTTTGTACCATGAGCAAGCACGCCCCATACAAGCAAGGACTTTACAAGCCAGTCAATGCACAGAAATACGTTGGCAATGGCATTCCAACATACAGATCCAGCATGGAATTGCGACTGTTCAGATGGATGGATAAAAACGACAATGTAATCAAATGGAGCTCAGAGAGCATCATTATTCCTTATGTTAGTCCAGTGGATCACAAAGTTCATAGATACTTTGTGGACTGTGCCATTGTAATCAAGGAAGGTGAAAACATCAGGCATTACTTGGTGGAAGTCAAACCTTATAAACAAACACTCAAGCCTACTACACATGGCAACAAAAAGAAATCCACACTCATTTATGAGCAAGCAACTTATGACATCAACTTGGCCAAATGGGCTGCAGCAAGAGAGTGGTGCAGTAAAAAAGGTTGGGAGTTTTTGATACTGACAGAAAAAGAATTGCCTAAATAACAACATGCAGAATTTTAATGAGTTTTACAGCAGCCAGCAAGTTTTAAAAGAATCATTGATGAAAGAGCTGGGCATTGTAGCAGTTGCTGTAGCTCTTGCAACAATTACAGGTTCAGTGTTGATGGACAGTAGTCTCATGAAAGACAAACAACATGTCAAGCAAGAGTTGATTCAAGCAAAGCAACAAGGTTATGATGTTCAAGAAATCATTGATAAATCAAAGCAGCCAGAAATTAAACAACAAGCTCTTCAAATAATCAAACAGGATGCAAAGCAACAACCAGCTGTACAGCAGAAAAAACAAGATACTGTCAACAAAGTTGCAACAATGCTTGTAAATCCAAAGCTATCTCAGCCTGTACATCCTCCACTAGCACCTGCAAAACAAATGCAGCCGATGCAGACACCAGTGCAAAACAAAGACATCAAGCAAATAGTTGCAGATGTACTCAAAGAACTCAAAGTGTATTCTCCACAAGCTCAAGCTGTGATGCTTGCCAACATCAGAGGAGAGGCTGGTCCAGAAATGAAACCTCGTTCTGAAAATCTCAACTACAGTGCCAATGGACTGCTCAAAACATTCTCCAAATACTTTACACCCAAGACTGCCAAAATTTATGCACGCAATCCAGAGAAGATTGGCAACAAAGTATATGGCAACAGACTTGGCAATGATGCAGATGAAGGATACAAATACAGAGGTCGTGGATACTTTCAGATTACTGGTAAAGAAAACTATGAGCGCATGAGCAAATTAATAAATGTTGATTTGGTCAAAAATCCAGATTTGGTCAATGATCCACAAATCAGTGAGAAAATTCTCAAAGCACAAATAGCCGCAATGATAAAGAGAGGCGTTGATCTCAAAAATGTAAAATCTGTAACTAAATTCATTGGACCTGCTAAACTCTCAGAGAGAGTCAAGCAAAGAACAGAGTGGTACAAGTTAATATTGCCAAGTTTGAAAGATAAACAAGAAGATTTACCTCTGATCAATCCAGTGTATCAGACAGTGATACCTTGACTTTTGCAATGATTTTGTAAATAGTTGCATGATTCTATTATTGGGTGCACATGGATATGTTGGCAATGCAATGGCGCATGATTTGCGCAGCAAAGACATTGAGTACTTGACTTACCAAGCAAGATATCCATTGAATGAACAAGATTTTACTCGATTTTTATTGATTAACAAAGTCAGCTGCATCATCAACTGTGCAGGATTTGTGGGATTGCCCAATGTTGATTCATGCGAACAAGCAGACAACAAAATCCCATGCATGCTTGCCAATGCACTGCTGCCAGCACAGATTTTAGGCATTTGTAACAAACACAACATCACCTTCAATCATGTCTCTTCTGGATGCATTTATACTGATGCAGCATGTGACAGAGCACTGGACCCAACAGTGGTTTTTCAAGAAAAACATGTACCCAATTTTGATTTTGATAGCAACAAAGCAAGTTGGTACAGCGCTACCAAAGCACTGGGCGAAACATTGTTGAACAACAAAGCAACAGAAGTGAGCTGCAACATCTTCAGATTGAGAATTCCATTTGATGGCGTCATCAATGATAGAAACTATTTGACAAAGTTGTGCAAGTATTCTGTTTTGCTCAATGCAACCAACAGCCTGTCCAACTTGAAAGAATTTACCAACGCAGTTGTTGAAATATCACAACAAGTAGATTATGGTTATAACACATACAATGTTACACAGCCTGGATACATCAAGACCATGGAAGTTGTTGACATGCTGCAGAAAAAGAATCTAGTCAAAGATAAACAATGGTTCAAAAGCATTGAAGACTTCAATGCAACAGTCAGTGCACCACGCAGCAATTGTACATTGGACAGTACCAAAATTATGCGTCAAGGCATTCGTCTGACACCAGTACATGACTCATTGATGCAGGCCATTGATGAATACAAATTTAACTCACAATTATGAATATACTTGTAACAGGCGGATATGGTTTCATTGGATGGCAGTTCATTCAACTGGCTAAAAAACACAACAAAGTCAACAAAATAGTAAATGCAGACAAGCTTACATATGCTGCAGTCAATGCACCATTGAGTGTGCGTAAAAATAATTTGTTTCACAGCAGTGAAGAATATGGTGAGTTTGTCAAGACATGCATTACAGATGCCTTCAATGTCCAATGGATCATCAAATATTTCAACATAGATACCATCATCAACTTTGCAGCTGAGACACATGTAGACAACAGCATCAACAGCAATTTGCCATTTGTTGATGCCAACATTGTTGGAACATCTTGCTTGCTGGATGCAGCCAAGCAATACAATTGCAGATTCATTCAAGTTTCAACTGATGAGGTATATGGACATCTTGCACCTGATGATGCAGCTTTTAGTGAAAACACACCTTATAATCCAAGAAATCCATATTCAGCAACCAAAGCAGCAGCTGATCATTTGACTATGGCGTATGGCAATACATACAATTTGCCTGTATCCATTACACATTGCAGCAACAACTACGGTCCAGGACAACACACTGAAAAGCTGATTCCTAAAACCATTTACAATGCCATCAACAACAAACCTATTCCAGTGTATGGAGATGGATTACAAGTGCGTGATTGGATTTATGTAGAAGACCATGCGCGTGCCATTTTACAAATCGCTACCAGTGAACACATTAGCAATCAGCATTACTGCATTGGAGCAAGCAATGAAATCACAAATTTGCAATTGGTTCATACCATTTGTGAACGTCTGGATGTTTTGCGTCCTCGCATTCAAGGATCATACAAAGATTTAATTGAGCATGTGCAAGACAGGCCTGGGCACGACCGCAGATACGCCATCAACAGCAGCAAAATGCAACAACAGTTCAATTGGCAGCCTCAAACAACTTTTGAACAAGGCATTGAAAAAACCATTGAATATTATTTGAAATGAAAGGCATTGTTTTAGCAGGTGGCAAAGGCACCAGATTGTATCCTTTGACTCATGCAGTCAGCAAGCAGTTGCTGCCTGTTTACAAGAATCCCATGATTTATTATCCCATCATGACATTGCGTGACATGGGCATATCAGACATCATGATCATTACTACTCCAGAGCAATTGCCATTATTCAAACAAGCACTTGCTCATGTGACTCAAGTCAATTTGACATTTGAAGTTCAGCCAGAGCCTGCAGGATTGCCACAAGCATTCATCATTGCAGAGCAGTGGTTGGATGGAGATGATGTTGCATTGGTTTTGGGCGACAACATCATCATCAACAATGCAAAAATCAAAGCTAAAGTCAACAGCATTTATACTTTTGAAGTGACGCATCCAGAACGCTATGGTGTTGTCAAATGCAAACAAGGTTGTATTGATACCATTGTTGAAAAGCCACAGACATTTGTCAGCAATGATGCAGTCATTGGATTATATGTTTTCGACAATGCTGCATGCTACTGGGCCAAGCAATTGAAACCATCTGCACGTGGAGAGTTAGAAATAGTTGATTTAATCAAGACTATCAATGATATTAATGGTGTGTATGTACAAAAGCTAGACGGATTTTGGTTTGATGCTGGCAATCATGATGATTTGTTGGATTGTGCCAACTTGGTGAGAGCCATTGAACAACGCAGCAGCAAGAAATTTATATTGCAATGACACAAGTTCAAATATCATTTGGAGATGTAGAAATGTGGGCAGAATATGCTGCAAATCCAATCAAGTTCAAAAATGCACATGCACAAGAGCTCAAGTGCATGAAATCACCTCGCAAAGTTACTGAAGAACACATTGCAGAGTTCAACAAGAGATACAAGATAGTGTGGTACAGTGATGATTCAATACTTGTTGAGAATAAATAACAACATGGACTACACACTACAGGCAATTTATGAGAACATGAACGTCATGGACCGCATTGAAACTCTCAATGATCAAGGCGATGTCAATACCATGGGTACATATGGAGCCCCAGAAGAAGCATGTGAATCAGAACATGACCAGCATTTTGAACAAGAAGCCAACATGGCTGATTCAGCACTCATGGCCATCCAAAAGCATGCACAATGCATTGCTACTGATATTCAACACATGCCACGCATTCCTGGTTGGGTTCAAGCCAAGCTTACCATTTGCTCTGAATACTTGAGTGATGTTGCAGACTTCGTAGATTATGAAGCACAAAAAATGCAGAACCAACAGTGTAGCATCAAAGCAGTTGTTATGACTGCTCCAGATGCTGCAGGTGTGTATATGTAATCAGAATTGCAAGAATTCAGCTTGAACACGAGCTGTCCAATAATGTGTTACAGTAGTTGGCGAATAAACAACAATACGTAATTTATCACCTGTAGCACTCATACTAGCATTCAATGTAGCTGGAATTCTCTGCGTTAAATCAGATGTTGTAGGGTAGACTGTAACAACACTAGAGCCATTGCATTTTGCAAAACCGCGTAGAATGTAATGCAAACCAGATGAATTACTGTGTGATGATAGTCCTACAATGGTTGCTGTGTATGCATATGTTGAGTTTGGTGGTAAAGTGATTTCTTCTGTATTAGTAAGTCCATCTAAATATGCAACTGCACTACCAGCAGCATTTGTTGTTCTTCTAAACAGAAGTGTTGAACTTTTGTTATCACCATATGAACTAAAACTTCCACTACTAACAGCTAATTCACCGTAGTTGGTAGCATAAGCAGCAACACCAATGCTTGTTGAAAAGACACCACTTGCAACATTGTATTTACCACCAACTACTGTTGAGTAAATACCACTAGATGCATTATTAGAACCACCACCAACTGTTGAATAATTTCCAGATGCAGTATTATCATATCCTCCTGCAATTGTAGCAGAATTAGCAGATGCATCGTTACTGTATCCACCACCAACAGCTGCAAGATAAACTGCACTATTTGCAAAACCGCCTGCAATAGTAGATGTAACACCAGATGCATTGTTAGCTGTTCCTCCGCCTACTGCTGCTGACTCTCCAGATGCTATGTTTTGAGTCCCACCAACTATCGTAGAATACTGTCCACTTGCAACCTGACTTGCATCTGATCTATACTTCTGTAAATCAGTTGCATATGCGCCTCTTGCATTGCCTCCTGCAATTGCATTGTCTGGAAATTGTGCAAGTGTAGCGCCGGTTCCTTTGGCTATCAGTGCAGCATCAATATTAGCATCAATGCCAATAGCTGATAATGCGTTTGTGTTAATTGCAGTGACAACATTAAAAGCTGTACTCAATCTGCTCCATGTTGCAGAGTTGGTTCTAGTTGTTGAATACACACTTGCATTGGATGCACTTTGCGTATTGAAGCTGCTGTAAACACTTGCATTGTTAGCACTCTGAGTACTCACTGTGCTAAACAATGGCAAAAGAGCTGCACTCTGGGTATTGACTGTTGCATAAGTACTATTCCAATCGGATGATGTTTTGCCACCAGCTGCAACTGAGTTTGCTGCAACTGTATTTGAAGTTACTGCATTTGCAGCAATGTTACCTGCTGTTGATAAATTTTGAACATACGTATAGTTGGCAGCAGGTGCTGTGATGTTGCTGCCAAAAATATTTACATTGGCTAGATTGCTATCATTGTTGCTGGTGCCCAGTATATATGATGTTGCATTTAATGCTGTATTACTAGCACCTGCAATGATTCTTCCAGAACCAGACAAATTGCTAAATCCAGTAATGTCACCATTGTAAGCAAATGTAGTAGTTGCAATATCACTTCTGAGCACTGTAACAGGTTGGGCACCAGTTTGTCTCACAAAAAGTGCAGGTCCAATTCCATTATTGGTCACAGAGAGCGCACTAGTATTAGTAACAACAGAATTGATAATTGTTGCTGACAATGCAGAGAGAGAGCCATTGACAAACAAGTCACCATTGACGGTCAGTGCATTGCCTCCTGTTCCATCAATGCGTTGATTACCATTTACATACAAAACTTCACCAGCTGCAAAATTGTAATTTTGATTTATGTTGATGCCAACACTGCCTGCAGTTGTAATTCTGAACATGCTGGTCGTATTAACTGGTTGAACTTGCACCATATCAGCCGTAGTAGTTGGATTTCTTTTGACTATGAACACTGGCAAATTGATACGAGTTGAGTCAAAAGGACCATTGATGGTCACATAATCAAACTCTTTAATACCAAAGTTAAAACCCTGACCTGTAACTGCAGTATATGCTGCATCCCACTGAGCACTATTGGAATTAGTCAGTGTAAATACACCACTGTTGGCATTGACCTGTGAATATGCATTATCCCACTGTGCGCTCATTTGTTTGACCTTTGCATCAGATGCAGTCAAATTGGATGTAAAGACGCTGTTGAGATCAGAGATTTCTATGCGTGCAAAACCATCTGGCCCAGTTGCACCATTGTTTAAACGCAACATCATTTGATCAGCACCGTTGGCTGTATCAACACTTTGTAAATCCGAAAAATTAGCAGACATATGAATTATTTATCAGCTGGCACTGATTAACAATTGCAAGTTTACATTAAAGTCAGATTAATGCTAAATCTGCACTCAAAGTATTCATTAGCAATGTAGATGCACCATCATCCAAGTAGAAAAATCCTAGTGTTGCATAACCAGGTAGAGCATCAATGGATTCATCATCAAACAACTGCAAACCTGCAGCAATCTTGTATTGCAACATGTTGTCCATGATGCCACCATTGCTGGTCCACTGTGCAAAGCTGCTCTGTGTTTCACTTAAAGTATTGTTGTTGTTACTCCAATCAATGATGCCTTCCAACTGAGCATTTTGTGCTGTAGTTTTGTATGAATAAAAAATGTAATAATCCTCTACATTGATGTTGGTCTTGTCTTGTGGTAAAACCAAAGGCCATCCCCACTGATCTAAATAGTTCACAACATCACTAAGCAGATATGTTTGATAACTTGGAAGGTATGATGCTGGAACCCAAAGACCATCACTGCCTCTATACACAGGAATATTGGTATTGCACAACACATATTTGCCACTGAATCGTTCATATGCAACAATGTATGCTGCGTCACCTGTACCAAATGCACTGAGGCTAGCTGTTGCAAAGTCAAGTTTTTGTCCTAGATTTCTGCCGTAATATTCATTGTTTACATAACCTAAACTTTCAAAGTTTTGTTTGTAAATGTTGCGAGATCCCCACAATTTGCTGTGCTTGATGCTGCATAAATCCATTTGTGTTCTCAAATCAGAAGGTGCAGCAAATTTCAGTGAGTCAAAATGTTGCAAGCTCTCTCCAGCCATCTGATACATGCTATCCAATGCATCAATGTTGCATTCATCAATGCTGACATTGTTGGCTACAAAGTTAGCAGTTTTTTCATATATTCTTTTGCCCAATGCATTGTTGTCTGCAGATGCATCACCCAAAATTGGACCCAAAACAACATCAAAGAATTGATCTGTATTCTGCAATGATTCTTGGAATCTGTAGCTTTTGATGGTTGATAAGTAGTCAAAATCTTCATTGAATTTGTTGGCTACATAAACACCAGCATTGCTGTAAACATTGAATTCATTGGATGTTCCTTGAATTGTTGCAACAGTGCCTTGTGTTGTAGTCATATTACCATATGCACTCAAATACAAATTGTTTGCTACAAATGGAACTGTAACATAGCCTCTGAAGAAGCCACCACGAGGATAAAATTGCAAATTGCCAAAATCACTGCGAACAATGCATTGAGCAACAGCTTCAGAGCCACTCATGACTGCAACAAATACTGTGTTGTTGACTATGCTGCTGATAGCAGCAACTTGTGAAAGCTTGTAACCATTTTTAACAGCATCATTGTTGCTGTTGGTTGCACGCACAACAAATGGTATTTTGGCATCTACATAGTTGTTGCTGTTGATGGTGAATGCAGAACCAATGTGGTCAATGCCATTGCTGGAAAATGTCAGCTTTTGTGCAGCATTGGATGATACAGTGTAGTACATGGTATCTGCAGCCATTTGCAATACACTGTATTGAGGATACAGTTTGCTGCTCAATTGAGCAGTTTGCAAATCAACAAATTTGCTGGTATCAAATTTGACAGATACAATGGGATGGCCTGGCAAATCATCTACATAGTAAATGGTTGCAATGCCACTGGATCCAGCAAAAATGCTGCCTGCATCTGTTTCAAGACAGTTGATGATGTTAGTACCGCTGAGTTTAACATAAATGCTCTCATCTGTTGTAGTGATGCTGTCAACGCAATTGTAATCAACTGCACCAGTTGGCAATGTCACAGGCTGTAAAAATTTACTGACTGTTTGCAAGTGTACATCTGCATCTTGCAAAAATGATGCTGCATCAACAAAACTGCTTGCTGACTCATCAACACGCAACTGAATAACTGGCTCAGTTGGTTGATTTTGCCATGTGTTGTATCTGGTGATGATCAGTGGATTTGCAATTGTGGATGCAGTCAACTGTGTGCTGGTTGCTGATAAAACAATGTTGTCTGCAACGTAATTGAATACGCTCAATGTTTGTATGTTGCTGCTGTAAACTGCATTGGCACTGCTGTACATGTACAGAGTTGCATTGTAGTTGCCAGGCATGCTGTAACTGTGTTGTGCAGTCAGTGCAGTTGAAGTAGCACCATCGCCAAAGCTCCACAAAATTCTGGTATCAGACAAAAATGCAAATGCACTGTTGTTGAATGTGAATGTAAAAGGACAAATGCTGAGAGAGTAACCAGTCAGTGCTGCAATGCCAGCAAAGTTGGTTACAGCAAAGTCAAATGGAATGGGTGTTATATAACTCATGCAGCGTCTATTACTTTGATTTGAGAATCCAACAATTCAGGTTGATACAAATATGGATACATGAAATACTGCAGTTGTTTGTTTTGTGTTTGCAAAGCAACGTCATTGTTTGGATACAATGGATTCCAAGTCAAAAAGCTGATGCCTGGAGTTGATATTTCAGTACCATCTACTGTACGCACAGTGTTGATGGCACTGACGCCACCAATGTTGAGCAATGTCAAGGAAAGTTGTGTCAAATTGATGGATTGACCCAATGCATTGTTGCTGCTGGCAAAAAAGTCTACAATGGCATTTTTGACTGCTGACTTGATTTGATTGGTACTGGTCTTTAGTGCAGCATCTCTGGTAACAACCAAAGAACTCTGAGCCAATAAATCTGTGGACAAGGTCTCACCAGGCAGTGCAGTTGCAACAGCATATGCTCTATAAACAGGATCACTGGGTATTACTTCTACATTGGCCAAGCTCTGATTGCCCAATTGATTGATCATCAACTGTTTGAGAGATGCAGACAACAATTGTGGCTCAGCATTGTTGAGCAAATACAAGTTGGGTACAACAAAGCAGTAGACATTGTTGAAATCACATGCATCGTAGAAGTTGACTTGATTCAACAAGATGCCAGCATCATCATTAGGTTGATTGAGTCCAATGTCATAAAAATATTTGACATACTCTTCAACATACAGTTTGTTGTTAACAGTTTTGCTGGATATAATGATGTTGGCAAAATTCTTCGCAACAAACAAATCAAAATCATTGGTTGTTACAATTCTGTTCTGAGAAGCAAACAATCTAGGTGCATTGGTTCTGATGTCTTGCACACTTTCCATGAGTTTGGGTTGAGTGGATTGAGCAGTGTTGATGATGGTCAAATATGCCAATTGCTGTGGTGTCAAATAGTTGGAATCAACAGAAGTTGTATCTGCATTGATGGCTCTCAACTTGCTGGTGTTGAGTTCAACAAAATTGCCTTGCAGTGTACTGCTTTCTATGATGCCATTGCGACCATTGCTGACCAAATAGTAGATGGCAATTTCTTCATTGGCTAACAGTTGACGTCCAAATATACCATCCCCAAATTTGATTTCATATCGGCCGTTCTCATTGAATCTGCGTTCAAAAGCTTTAGTATTGGCTTGTGACAAATACAAGGAAGATGTTTCCAAGTACTGATACCATTTGTTGTCTGTATTCTCTTTGACATATACAAAAATATTGTTGTTGTCAATGAATCTTTCTTGAGTTGGCTGCGCATCTGTGTTTTCATCCACAATGGTGAATGTTTCAAATGGTTGTCCAATGGCAAACAGTGCATCATATTCTGCAAACTGTCCTTGATACAACAAACTCTGACTACCAATGCTGTCAATGGTTTCAGAGCCAGCAGAAGTCTTTTCAAAGTAAATATCATTGGCAATGGAGTAAATGGTACCGCCGCTGTTGATGAAAGAAAACTGTCGCAATGCATAGTTGCCCATGGACAAATCTGGAGATGCAACAGCACTCATGGATACAATGCTGGTTTGTGGGCCAGTGGGCTTGTAGCCAATGAGATTCACAATCTTGTTCATGTTCTCATAAATTTCAGCTTGACTGAAGTAACTCTCTGCACTTTGTTTGTTGAGGTAAAACAACAATGTATGGTATGAATATGCAAGAATATCAATGAGTGAACTCAAGTTGCTGCCTTCAAAAAACTGGTCTGTAAATTGACCAGAATTGCGCAGCCTTTGCAACATAAATGCTTTCATGCTCTGAGCATCAAAAGATGCATAAGCATTTTGTGGCAAGTTGAATTCTGTGAGTGTAGAGTTAGACATAATTAGACAAAATAGTATCCATTGGCATTGAGATAGGTTTTGATGATGTATTCATCAACTCCAATGAATGGGATAGCAACATCGATATTTATCTCATATTGACTGTTATCATAATCAGGAATCACAGTGACTTCATTGACAATGATGCGAGGTTCAAAAATAGTGAGATTGTTGAGCACTTGATTTTGAATGATAGTTGCAATGCCATCTGATACTGCTTCAAACAAATAATCACGCAAATCAATTCCAAATTCAGGATTCAAAATCTTTTCACCTGGTGATGTTAAAAACATATTAACGATGCTGTTGCGAATGGCACCTACATCATAATTAGCTTTGAGGTCAGTTATCTGGCTGGGCTTGAAAAGCTCAATGTCATTGAGTTGTGCAAAATTATCAGACAAGTCCAAATCAACAAAAATAAACTGCTCATCCTGTCTGGTTTGTGGTGCAGGAACGCGCAGAATAGGCTTTACTTGTTGAAAATTTACATTAATATTGGCCACACTCTTATTTAAGCACCAGGATGCATAAATAATCTGTAATGAATCACAAGTTTTTACCTATAG